GGGTGTTGAGGCAATGGTTCCACCTAAGGGAACAACCGCACAAAGACCTGTATCCCCAATCCAGGGTGCTCTGAGATTCAACACAGACCTGGGATCCTTTGAAGGATATAGTGGAACTGCTTGGGTGCCCATTGGTAGCCTGCAGAACGTCGATGTAACCACAACTTACTCCGCAACTTCCTTCCAGACTCTCTGGTGTGATACAAGTGGTGGTGGATTCACTGTTACTCTGCCCGCATCTCCTAACAAGGGTGATGTTGTTAGAATCCTTGACGTTGCTAAGTCCTTCGACAGCAACACACTCACGGTTGCTAGAAATGGCAAACGCATCATGGGTGACGCAGCGGATCTGACGGTAACAACTGAAGGTGCAGCATTCGATCTGATCTTCTACAACGACACATATGGTTGGAGAATCTTCTCCGTCTGATGTGTAAGACACGGGGGGGACTTTGAGTTCCCCCTCTTCTTTATTATGTGCGTTTATATAAATAATAGAACGAGGATTAATGTAACAAATGGCATCCTACGGAAGTTACAAAAAAATTGTCCAGGGACAGATAATCGATGGCACGGTTCCAAACCTTGCTTTAGAAGATGGTGCTGGACTTGCGTATAACGTAAAATATATTTACGGTCAACCTCAGGTTTGCTCTCCTGGTTGTTGCTGTCTTTGGACAGTTCCTGATGGAGTCAAGAGAGTAACTTTTGAAATGTGGGGATCTGGTGGTAATGGTCATGGGTTCTGTGCCTGTAACCGTTGTCATCACTTCCAAGGTGCTGGTGGAGGTTACTACAACACCAAGACAATTAATGTTCAAGGTGGTTGGACCTACACTGTTTGTGCTGGTGGAGTCTATCGCTGCTGCTCTAGAGAGTGTACTGGATGTAGAGGATGTTCAACTTACGTCAATGGATGTAATTTGAGTAACTTCTGTGCCATCGGTGGTGGACCTGGTAGAGCAAATACCAGCTGGTCTGATGCATGTCACTCTGACTGGGAATGCTGCTTGCAACCAGGTAATAATGGTGGTGATTTTGGAATGGGTAATCACCGAGGTGCCTGGGGTGGATCAGTCTTCTGCCACTGTAATTATCACTGGACTTGTACTACTAACGCACCATTCCTTGCTGGTGGATCGGGATCTACTTCATTCCTGATCAACTGCTGGGTACGTTGTGGTTGCTGGCATGTACCTTATGGTACTGGCGGACAAGGTGGTATGACTACCTATTGTGGCAGTGGTAACTGCGGTCAAGGTGGTCAAGGCGGCGGTGGTCTCGTCAAAATCACATACGTTTGATAGGAGAATCTAAGAGAAATGGCTTCTTACGATAGTTACAAAAAGATTAGTGCTGACGGCATCGCAGATGGTGCAGTTGATGCTGCTGATTTTACCGTTCCTTTGAACTCTACTTACGGTGTTAAGTGGTTCTATGGTTCTCCTGGAGCAACAACATCTGGTTGCTGCTGCCTTTGGACAGTTCCCACTGGAGTTAAGAAACTTCATATTCAAATGTGGGGATCTGGTGGTAATGGATCTGGATTCTGTTCATGTAACAGATGCCAACACTACCGTGGTGCTCAAGGTGGATATTTTAATTCTAAGACAATCTCTGTTACCGAAGGTTGGCAGTATACTGTTTGTGCCGCAGGCGTTTATCGCTGCTGCTCTAGAGAGTGTGTTGGTTGTGAAGGATGCTCTTCTTATGTAAATGGTTGTAATCTCTCTAACTTCTGTGCTAGAGGTGGTGAGAATGGATATGCAAACACATCTTGGGCAGAATCTTGCCACTCTGTTAATGATTGTTGCTTAGCACCAGGTAATAATGGTGGTGACTATGGATCTGTTACGATCTCTCCTCCATGGTCTGCTGCAGAATTTGTTTATGACAGAGGACACTGCCATTGCTTTAACCAATCGTTCTATGCGGGTGGTGCAGCACTGATTGGTACGGTTGCTCAAATGTCTCTGAGAGAGTGTTGGACACGTTGTGGTTGCTGGTCTGTTCCTTATGGTAATGGTGGTCAAGGTGCAATGACAACATACTGCGGACGCTGCTGTGGTCAAGGCGGAACTGGTGGCGGTGGTCTTGTTAAGATTACATACTTCTGATTCTAAATAGTACTATAGAGAGCATCAACAATGGCACAGTATTCAAATTATAAGAAAGTATCTGGGTCTACCCTACCCGCACAGTCTATCACTCCCAGTCAGTTAAACACAACTGGGTTAGATACCTGGAATGTTAAGTGGTTCTATGGATGGCCATGCGAATGTTCTACTGGTTGCTGCTGTCTTTGGACAGTCCCCTCAGGTGTCAGAAGAATGACCATCGAGATGTGGGGTGCTGGTGGTACTGGACACGGTGCATGTTCTTGTAACCGTTGTCAGGTTTATCGTGGTGCCCAAGGTGGATACTACAACACAAAAACTATCGATGTTCAAGGTGGTTGGACTTACACTGTATGTGCTGCAGGTGTCTATCGTTGTCGCTATAGAGAATGTGTTGGTTGCACGGGTTGTGCATCTTATGTAAATGGTTGCAACCTGTCTGGAAACTTCTGTGCTCATGGCGGATGTGGTGGACTTGGATGTAACAGTTGGTCTCTTGGATGCCACTCTGAGAACATGTGCTGCAGAGCACCTGGAGACAATGGTGGTGACTTTATGATGGGTAACCACAGAGGTGGATTCTGGAACCCAAGAGGTGTGTACTGCCATTGCCACGGTAGATACTCTATCCCAACTGCTGCTCCATTTATTGGAACCAATGTTATGACTGGTCTTCAGTTCTGCTGGATTCGTTGTGGTTGCTGGACTGTTCCATATGGTCATGGTGGACAGGGTGCTCTTACTGATCAATGTGGACGCTGCTGCGGACAGAGTGGTATGGGTGGTCCTGGTCTTGTCAAGATTACTTACGTCTGATATAATAAAGATTCCGTGTGAAGGAAGTGAGGGGGTGCTAACCACACCCTCTTTTTTATGTTATATTATAAATAAGAATGAAGGAGTAAACCTGAACAAAACAAAGGAATTACTATTATGGCAACACAGCAAATTAGAGTAGAGTATGATCTTGCTCTCCCAAATTCATTCTTAGTTGATCACGGCACATCTGACGGCAAAACCCGTACAGCTGTGTATGATGGTCCTGACAAGATCTATCTTCAAATCGGTGCTGACGGCACTGAAGTCGCAGGTCCTCTGACTGAAGATGACATCGCGGATGGTCGCCCAATGCCAGGAGACTGCGTTGACTGGTTTGAAGTTGATTGTGCAACTAATCCTCTTATTTGCCAATTGAGAGGACCAGTTATCGATGAACTTGAAGAAGAGTATACTGGTGAGACAGTTCATCCACAATCCCCAGAGATTGAAGGATATCCACAGTTCTCTTATAGTACACCAATCATGCCTGGTGATATCTATGATAAGATGTCCGTAAGAGTCGTTGATGGTGAAATTGAGGTTGACAGATGGACTGTAGAGAAGAAACTCATTGATAGAGACACCGCCTATACTTGGGATGATATTCGTGCTAAGAGAAATATGTCTCTTGAGCAGTGTGACATGAGAACCAGCACTGACATGCCTTCCGAACTTCTTGAAGAATGGAAAGTATATCGTCAAAGATTGAGAGATCTTCCTTCTGTTTTAGAGGCAGCTGGAGTAACTCCCATGGTCGCATATTACATGTTCCCAGAACCACCACAAGGTGCAAACCCAGTTAACGGTGCTCTTTGATACCTATTAATTTTTATGATTGAAGATTTTAAAATTTATAAATTTGATTACATCATAGAAAATCAAGCAGAGATCATCGAGACAGCATTACTCTGTCACGATGCTCTCATCTCTGATGGATTTGGAGACACTACATGGAGTTATTATCTTTATAATATCTTCAGTGTCTCCTCTCCATCTTTGCATTATCTAAGTATTTTTAGAAGACTAAGAGATATAATTAGAGAGAATGTAAAAGAAGAGAACATTTGGTTACAAGCATGGTTAAATGTTCATGATTATGATACGGTGCTAGACTGGCATAATCACACTGCACCATATCACGGATACATTGCACTAGAACCACAAGATACTACTACCGAGTTTGAGGATTGGGAAGTAAAGAATGAATGTGGAAACATATATTTTGGTAATGGTAATGTGAGACATAGGGTAGTAAACAATTCACACTATGTGGGAAAGAGACTTACAATAGGGTTTGATGTAATACCTGAGAGTGCATTTGTACATGGTCGTCCGACCAAACAATATGGAGCGATGCCGTTGTTATAATGTTTAGATTAAATTCTGAGTTGTCTGCAAAAATTGTTAAAGTTAAAAGCAGTCAAGTAATTGAAATTGAAAATTTATACCAGAATCCTGATGAGGTGAGGGAGTATGCATTGTCATCTAAGAAGTATACAAAGGATGATAATGAAGATCTTCTTGCCTCTGCAATAGGGCGTAGAGTATGTGAGGATACTCTTGAACTGGGTTACTATTTGAAAGATGCCTTCCAAGATCTATGTCAGCATCCTGATTGGGATATTGAATTTGATCAAAGTCATCATGACTATTGTTGGTCTGGTATGAGATTCATGGTTAACGTAACCAACAATCAAGAGATCATTAATGATGGTAGAGATGAGATTATGCATGTGGATTCAGATTATCTGAAGTGGGCATGTGTTATCTTTTTAAATAAACCTGATGAGTGTGAGGGAGGAACGGGATTCTATAGTTGGAATTCGGAAACAGAAGAAGTATTCCTTGAACATTTGTCGAAGATGGAGTATAATAAAGCAGTATTATATCCTGCTAGTATGATCCATGGTGCTATCATGGAAAAGACTATGTTCAAACACTGTGACCGATTGGTACAGGTTATGTTCATGTGATAAATAACCCAGATTATAATTCATTATCCGTTTGGAGTTTGATTTAATGAGATCAAAAGCATTTTTTGTCAATGGTGGAGCTGGCAGAGTAATTTGCTCCATCCCTGCATTTGAAAAATATGCAGAGACCCACGACGATTTTGTTATCGTTGCTGAGGGAGGAACAGATTTTTTTAAGGGACATCCAGTTTTGGATGGTAAAGTATTCGACCATTGGCATAAAGGACTGTTTGAACAGGAACTGAAGCATAGAGATATTGTTACCACAGAACCTTATCGTGTTTGGGAATACTATAATCAGAAGTGTAGTCTTGCTCAAGCATTTGATATTCAAATTAATGAACTTGATGAACCAAGAGAACTTCCAGCACCAACAATTCAGTTGGGAAAAATGGAAGTCATTCAAGGATACAACGCAGTAGAAGAGGTAAAGCAGGGAACTGGTAAAAATAAGGTATTGATTGTTCAACCATTTGGTAGATCAACTGAGGCAGTTGGTGATGATTTTATTGCAGACCCAACTTCACGTAGTTTCTCTCTGAATAATATTGTTAGTATTATCAATGAGTTGAAGAAAGACTACGCTGTTATCATTATGAGTGAGATTCAATTCCCACTTGAAGAGAATGAAGAAAAGTCTAAGTATAAAGTTGCTAGACCTCAGATCGATGACATGAGACTCTGGGCAGGCATTATCAATGCTGCTGATCACTTCTTGGGATGTGATAGTATGGGACAGCATATTGCCAGGGCATTTGGCAAGACTGCAACTGTAGTTACTGGTTCTACTTATCCTATCAATATTTCATATCCTGAATGTAAAGATTTTGATGTCATTGATGTTGGATTGGATAGAAGAAAGTATTCTCCTATTCGTTTGACTATGGATGAGACAGTAGATCGCTATAATGATCAGGCAATGGAGTTGTCTAGGGATCAAGAGAAGGAAATAGTTGCTTCTGTTCGTAAGAGAATGGGTAAGTCAACTGCTTATACTAATTACAATAAGACACAATCTACTGCTTCAACTCAGACTGCTCCTGCACTGAACTCTGCTCCTACTTATGGAGTCCCTGCAACTGCAAGCAAACCACAAATCAAAAAACCAAACAAAGGGTTTTTGGATGAAGTAAAAAATGCAAGTCAACAAACTAAAGTAGACAATCAAGTTAAGGAAATCCTTGGCAATTTGAAGTGAGGTAAGAATGGCACAATGGATCGCAGCAATTGCCAGAGGACATAACTCTGGTCTTTGCCTATTAAAAGATGGTGAGATGGTTCTCTCTATCGAAGAGGAGAGATTGTCTAGACACAAGTATGATGGAGGTCCTCTTGCTTCCATGGTTAAGATTCTGGAGTACACAGATAAACTTGACTATCTTGTAATTGCACACACTCAACCACTTGGGGAGGGTGGTCGCATTGACTTTACTGGTGATGATCTATATACGGGTCTTGCTAGAAAGTTGGGACTGATTGATAGAAAAGCAGATCTATATAAGCATCCCCAAGTTATTGACATGAGTAGAACTCATCATAAACTTCATGCTGCATGTGCCTTTTATCGCTCAGGATTTAAGTCTGCAGTATCTTTGGTTGTTGATGGTGCTGGTACTTTTATTCCAATGAATCTTGGGAATGAAACTGAGATGACTTGGGAACTTGAGTCTATGTTTACCTGTGAGTACCCAGCACAGTTTAAAACCATCTACAAACATCAGGCAGGTAGAGGTCCATGGGGATCTGCAAAGATTGCTGAGTTTGATAGTGAGGGTGAAAATGAAGAGGGAACTCATGAGTTCATTCTTGATGAGAGTGCTGGTATTACAAAAGCATATGAAGCAGTAACTCAATATTGTGGATGGGCACCTATTGAAGCTGGTAAAACTATGGGATTGTTCCCATATGGAAAACCAAATGATAAGATTCCAGAGATCTATTCTGATCATGGTGGAACTGCTGAGTGGAAGACATCTAATCGAGACGTAATTGTCCCGACGTATCCTAATGGTGCTGTTGTCAATGAAGGTAGGTATACATTCTTGAAGACTCCTCCAGAACCTGGCGATCTCACTTTGCTTGAAAACCGTAGAGACATGGCATATGCTATTCAAGTTGAGTCTCAGCAAATGGTACTGGACTTGATTCGTAAAGCAGTAAAGGTGAGTGGCAATAAGAATGTTGTTCTCTCTGGTGGATATGGTTTGAACTGTGTTGCAAACTATTGGTATCTTGAACAACTTAAAGATGAGGGTATCAATCTTTTTGTTGAACCAGTTAGTAATGATGCAGGAACCGCAATTGGTGCCGCACTTTTAATTTATCATTCTGTAAGTGGTGACATGGAGATTAGAGACAGAATTAAGGATCTTTACTATGGTCCTGAGTATGATTATTCTTTAGAGCAGATTGAAGAAGTTGCTACTCGCTGGGGTGCAACTGACATCAAGACTGGTGCTGACTATGAGGATGTTGTAAATCTTATCAAAGATAAGAACATTGTTGCGATGTATCAAGGCAGATCTGAAGCTGGTCCTCGTGCTCTTGGCAATCGTTCTATTCTCTATGATCCTCGTGATCCTAATGGTAAGGATCATGTTAATGAAGTAAAGCATCGTGAATACTTCCGTCCTTTTGCAGGATCTATCCTGAAGGAACATGTTCATGAGTGGTTTGATCTTCGTGGTATGGATGATACTCCATTCATGATGTATGCAGTTAAGTGTCAGGAAGGAATTGAGGAGAAGATTCCTGCTATCATTCATGTTGATGGTACTTGTAGGATTCAAACAGTTACTGAAGAAGTCAATAGACATTATCATGGTTTGATTCAAGAGTTTTACAAGCAGACTGGATGTCCTATCATCTTTAATACTTCGTTCAATCTTGGTGGAGAACCTCTTGTAGAGACACTTGATGATGCTCTTCGCACTCTTGCTAACTCTGCAATTCAATATCTTTACCTTCCAGAATATGCTGTACTGATTGAGGTTGCTAATCAATGATTCATATAGATTGTTCTAGGGAAGCACTAGACTTCTCTCAGTATGATCTTGCTGAGGATGAAGTGTATGTAATCGACAATCTATTTCCTTGGTGGTTCACCCATCATATGCATGAACTTGTTTTGGGTAACAATGCATATGCATGGG